TTTCAAGGGTGAAAACTTTCCCCATATTTTCATAAATTCTGTGTATGGGTGATAAGAATGATTTTTCAAACATTAAATCCCAATCGATGAATTTCTTCAAAGGATCGGGCATTCGCCTGATGAACCCGATTACCTTTTCATCAATCGTGTTGGGATTCCTTAAATAGATGAACTTAATTTTTTCCCCGGACTGCGCCAAAGGAAACCCCAATTTATTTTTGGTCACATATCGATTATAAACGATTGCAGCTTTCACACCGATTGGTGTGCCTGAAGTGGTTTTCTTTTCCGGGTTGAAGATCTTCGATTTATATTCCCAAATATATTTTTTGTCTTTTTTCTTTTGATATTTTTTGATATTGTTTGCAGATCGTGGGAAGGCAATCTGTTCTGGTATAAATTCTTTGAACTTCCGTTTTTCTGCCCTTACGAATTCACGCAATTTTTCTTCATCCACAAGCAGAATGGACACAGCTTTTTTAAGGGCATCCCGGATCACCTTCGGTGTGGATGATCTTACAATTTCAAATCCCTTGACCTTCAGTTTCGGTTCAGGATAAGTAACACCTTCATCCCAAAGCACGTTCATTGCATATCGTTTCTTTGTGCTGAACAGGGCATTGGTAATAATTTTTTCCGGTTCCATAAACATCCTGTTTTCGTTTGCGTTCATATATTCAGCCAAGTCTTCATATCCTTCATTGATGATTGGCTGAATCTTTTTCTTGATAAACTTAACCACCTGATCCACGATCCCGGCATTGTCAATATCCGGGTTGCGCAATCGAATCTGTTCAACTAACCATTCACAAGATACATAAAGTGAATCGGTGTCACCGTAAACAACCCGATATTTATATTTCTTCGCATAGGGATGCTGTTCCAATTTTTCCTTTGCCCACTTCAAGGCCAATTGACCACCAAGGGTGACTGCACATGCAAGCCTGATATCATAGTATCTGAACCATCTGTTTGCCAATGCACCATATTCTGAATTCATCAAAATCTTCATTGCCATTTGATAATTATTTTTGGCTGAAATCGGTTTATTGAATTCTGCCCATTGATCCTTCAGTTCACCTTCCGGTTGATCCACGAATTCTGTTTTGACATCGATCCCATGCACAGCTTTCCACATTTCCAAATTATCCATCAGCTTCAGCATTTCGTTTTTGGCAACCTTCCGGTTTGCATAGATCCCTTTCAACACTTGTGGAATAATGCCTTCCTTATCCTTCCTGAAGTAATTCCCGGATGCTGATAAAATCATGGATGGATCAACTTTAATTTCTTTACTAAAAAACCGTTCATCAATTGCATCATTATCAACTACAACAAAATGTTCAAGGATTGTTTCAGGTGAAATATTATACTGCTGCTGAACGTGTGGATATAGGGATGCAAGGTCAACAGAAAAAAGCCAATTCTGAATCCCAATCGGACTTGGAAGCACATAAGCACCGGGATATTTCGTTTTTTCCTTCATCACTTCAGGTGGTATCAACATTTTCCGATCACGTAATTCATTGAACATGATCGTATCCCACGGTTGAACCGTTCCCATGACATCATTAAAATTACATTTGGCAAAATATGCAATGGTGCAAGTTAAGTCCAAAAGGCCTAACTTTTCATCCAGTTCCCGGATCAATTGCACATCATAAATATTGTAATCGATATACAATTGTGGATCTTCACGCCAAAGTGCTGCAAGGGTGTCATGGTCTGAATAGTCCAGTTTTGTTTCACCTAATTCCTGTGAAGCAATGTAATCCAAGGAATACATTTCCCGTGGTGTGAAGATAAACTTTTTATACATCATCTGATAATCAAGCAGTTGTATTCCACCAATAAAGGGATACCGTTCTAACATACCCTTTTTCATTCGTGGGGTTCCATTATACGTGTATTTGCTGAATTCAAAAATCGGATCTGTGCAAATCGAATATCTTAATTTATTTGGATTATAATTAGTGTTTGGGTTGATGGTTCCCCTAACTGATAAGATTTCATTTCCAATGAACTGCGCACGATTAATGATATAAGGAAAGTCAAAGTTTTTCGAATAGAACCCAACTGCGATATCAGGTTTGATTTCTTTTAATTTTTTTGCAAACCCTTCAATGATTCCTTTATCATCGATTGGTAATATTTCAGATTCATCAACATTTTTTTCTTCTAAAATATCCATATCTTTTTTGGAATACTTATGTGGCTTTATATAGGTGAATTCAATTCTATCCAAATCAATTTTGGTTTTCTTTAAAGCAGATAATGCTTTATCCCACGGTTTCAATGCCCACACATAATATCGATCTGATTTCTTATCCCATACAGTTAAAGATGTGATCATCTTATCACCCAAATCAGTATCGGCAAATCCACCTTCAGAATCAACTTCGATATCGATCACCCACGTGCGCAACATGGAAAGGTCATAATCGATCTTCCCTTTGTATGCTTCACCAATGAATTGAAAATTGGGTTTGATAGTTCCATGCAGATCTGATTTTATCAGTTCAACATTTTCACCACTTTTATTCTTTTTGAAATCACCATATCTATCAGATAGGGTGTCTTTATAAAAATCTTTGATTGATTTTGTGCGCCAACTTTTTAAAGGTTTTCCATACATATCTGTGAAGGTTGGGGTTTCAGGTGGTCCACCTTTCGGGATAATACCAACCATAGGACCGTATTCATTTTTATGAATTACTTTGGATTTGGCATCAACTTTTTTAATCTGTTCTAAAATTTCATCCTGTTCCTTTTTACTTAACATCAGGAATTTTGTCTTCCTGCCCGATTCGCTCAATCCATCATAAAGTTCTATATGCTTTTTTCCATCCTGATCATAATAGATATGACAAATTCCACGTGGGGTTTTGGTTCTTTTATTTATCCATGATTTAGGATCTTCAGTTATTCCATAGGTAACTTTACCATAGGGATTAACCAAATCGATTTCTGAAACGAATGAATATTGCTTAAACATTAAAATAAATCCAATATGCTTTTAGGTTTTTTCTTTTTATTTGATTTTACCACGGGTTCAGGGGTTTCGACAACTTCAAATGAATATTCCGGGCATTCCCCGGCTATAATCCTTCCGGGTTTAAAGCTTCCATGATCTAATGGGTTCATGTCTTTTTTACATCTGAAGAAAGGGTGTTGACAAATTTTGGAACTATGAATGCATAGTTTTTTATCCTTAAAACAGATAGCTTGTAAAATATAATGTCGATCAAAATCATCCATGTTTTTTCCATAATTTAAAGTGCATCAATCCCATTTTCCCCTGCACAGCATAGGTCAACAGCAGATTGTAAATGTCCTTTGCCTTCATCCCGTTTTCAATCATCTTGTTTATGTCTTTGCCCTTTGCCTTATATTTGTATGGCAGCAGGGAAACTTTGAACCCGGCCTTAAGTGCCTTTTCGATCCGGGAAAGCATCTGTTCATTTCGTGGTTCATTATCAAAACAGAAAATGTATTGATCCTTTGCAGCCAAGTCCAACAGATAATTATAATCCAGATCAGCACCAACAAAGGCAATTGAATTCGGCATGAAGATCGAATCGAATGCGCCTTCAAATACCAAAATTTCACGATTGGTATTTAACCGTTCAAGGCCAAAAATCTTTGGATAAGCTTCATCAAATTTAATAGTAATATATCGTAAACGTGAATCGGTTGACAATGCCCGGCCTTGCACACCGAAGATCTTCCGTTGCTGTGTATATAACGGGATCACAATCCTTGGATCTTCATTGGGAACATTTTCAAATTTCCCCGGCAACTGTGAATTCACGAATTCGAAAAAGTTGTCTGTATGATAAAAATATCGTAAAAATTTCACAGGCAATTTCCGGTCCTGAAAATATTCGACTGCTGCATGATCATCATCCAATTGACTTAATTTTTTCAAGGGCAGTTTTGATTTCTGATTTTCGGATGTATCTTTTTCGATTTTGGTCTGAACCAGTTTATCTTCATGGGAAGTTTTATTACCTTTGAAAAGGATCTTGACATAATCCTTGTGAACAGCAGGATAATGCGCCTTCAGGAAAGATAAGATCGGGATCGATTCACCGCAATTGAAACAATGGTATGTGACTTTATCACCTTTGGTCAAGATCCATCCACGTTTCAACTTCGGATTTTTTTTGCTATCACCACATAGCACACATCGGAAATTCCAATATTGGCCTTTCTTTTCCAGTTGTGGCAAAGCTAATTGA